ACATCGTCGGCCCACTGGCCGAGGAAATTGTCCCGGTCTGCGGGCGGTAACGCCGCCGCGAGTGTGACGCCGTAGGCGTTCCACTCGGCAACGGTGCGAGACTCGAAGTTGGTGGCCATCTCGGCGCGGGCTTGGGCGTACTTCGCTGCCGGGAACGTGATCCCGCGCCAGCGGTCCTCCCGCGAATCGAGGAACGACGTGAGGGCGGCGAAGTCCGAGCGGTTGATGCCGACCCCCTGCTGGGCCAGCTCGATCAGGCGACGACGGGCTTCTCCCGTCTTGCCCTGCGAAGCGAGCACGGTGATCTGCAGCATCTCGTTCTCGACCGCCGCCTCCTTGGCCTTGGTGGCAGCCGACTGCATCTCGTCGCGCGCGTTGGCGGCGTAGTAGGCGTACTGGTTCAGCTTCGCGTTGAGCGCGCCGATGCTGCGCACGCCGGGGGTACCGTCGGCCCACTTCTCGGGGAGGAGGGCGTCGATCAGTCCCGGGTCTCCGCGCTCCTGCGCGAGCGATCCGACGAGGTCGACGAGGGCCTCGTTGGCCTCCTTGCCTCCGAGCAGGCGGCGCAGCAGCTCGTGCTGCTCCACGACCGGGGCGGGCTTGCCGGCGGCCACGGCTTCGCGGATGGCGTCGCCGGCGTTGGCAACGGCGGTGGCCTTGAACTCGTCGGCCTGCGCTTTCTGGTGCTGGCCAAGGACGTTTTGCAGCGAGTCGGTGAGGATGGCGGCGACCGGGGCGGCGACGCGGGGGTCAGCCACGTAGGAGGCGACGCGCTCCTGCATGAAGGCGTCGAAGTCCTTGGCGATCTCCTCGGCGGGGGCGCCCTTGTCCAGCTCCTGAGTGTACCGCTCGGTCCACTCGCGGACCGCTTCGCGGGACTTCGCTTCCGCCTCGACGCGGGCAGCGGCGTAGCCGTACTCGCGGTCCTCGGCGGCGCGCTTGGCGTCCACACGGTTGAGCTGGGCGTCGACGGCGCCGGCCTCGAGGGCGCGGTCACGGCGCTGCTTCACGGCCGCTTGGATGCCGGGGGCGGCGATCCCGAGGGCCTCCGCGAGGAAGTCTGCGGTGGCGTTCCGGGGCGCCCGCACTTCAATCGGCGCGGCCACGACGAGGCCGGGTGCTTCGCGCTGCTCAGGGGCGCGCGAGGGCACGCCAGACAGGCGCGACAGGGTGGGGCGGGCCATGGTGGGGGTGCTCCGTTACTTGGGCTTGGGGGCCTTGGGAGGCCGGGGGTTCTGCTGGTACGCGGCGCTGGCGCCGGACAGTCCGATCTTCAGGGCCGCGCTCAGGCCGCTGTCCATCTGAATCTGGGACATGGCACTGGTGGCCTGTGCGCTGCGGGCACGCTGCTTGGCGCGCTCGTTGTAGATCACGAGGCCGCTGTCGACGTCCTGATTCATGGCGCTGGTCTGCAGGCCGGCGAGGAACGACCCAGAGCCGAGGTTGATGCCAGACTCGGCGGCGGCGGCGCGCATCGAGGCGCGCTCGCGGTAGGCGGCCTTGGCACGCTCCGTGAGCTGCTGGCCGGCCTGCTTGCTGATCTCGTCGGCTTGAATCTGGTTCTGCTGGTTGATCGCAGATACCTGAGCCTTGGCGGCCTTGTTCTGCGAGTAGATGCCGAGGCCAGTGCTCGCGGCAGCCAGAGCGAAGGTGACTGGATCACACATAGGGGGCTACTCGGGTGAATCGGTGGAATGGAAGGCCGGCGTACCCGTAGGGGCGCGCAGGCGCGAGAGTGAAGCCGACGTGCCGCAGGAAGCGGATCGCAGGCAGGTTGCGTGCGTCGACGAAGTTGCACAGCAGGGGGTACTGCCGGTGCATGCGGTCGAGGAAGCGCGGTGCCTCCGCCAGCAGGCGGCGGGCGTGGGCGCGGAACTCCGTGCTGGCGAGCAGCCACGGCGCACCCATGTCGGGGAGGAAGGGGGCCACACCGAACACGGCGCAGGGCACCCCGCCCACCTCGAAGGTCCACGCGTGGGTGGACGCGTGGATTCCTTCGAGAAGGGCGTGCTCCGGGGAACGGCCGCTGGCGGCCAGCACCTCAGCCACGTCCGCCTCGCGCACGAGAGGCCCGAGCAGTAGCGCGTCGGTCACGCGCGCTCGGCGGATGGTGGTCATACGGTGCGTCCTCGGTTGTGCCAGAAGCCTTCGTACTCGGCTTGCTGGAAGGTCGCCCCGTAGGGCGTGTTGTTGACGATGTCCACCTTGGCGACGGAGGCGTCCCCGAACACCCCGAAGGTGTACGAGCCGGTGGCCCGCACGGGGGTGCCGAGGACCAGCGAGGGGGCGCCGAGGGTCTTGCCGTCGAAGTTGGCGAACGAGCCGGGAACGACTTCCACGGTGTCGGGGCTGCTCCCGTAGGGGGCGACCTCGGTGCGGAAGTAGGCGGTGTTGATGTAGTACAGCGTCCACGTCCGCAGCATCAGCCGGCCGGTCGTGATCGGGACGTCCTGCGCGTTGCGCATGAACACCTCGCTGAACCGCCAGCGTTGCTCGAACACCTTGCCCGCAAAGCAGGGGCCTGCGGAGAAGTTGCCCTCGACCTTCAGGGTCGTGTTGTTCACCCACTCGTAGTCGGCCGGGTCGACCGACAGGATCGCCCCGGAGGCGGTCGTGAAGGCGTTGCCGCGCACGATGCGGAACGTGCTCCGCACGCCCTCAGGGACCGGGTAGGGGAGCGTGAACTCCGTCTTGCCCTCTCCCGACAGGAACGTGCCGGTGACCGGCGTGCGCCGATCTAGGTGGAGCTGGAACGGCAGCCCCGGCGCGGTGGCGCCGAACTGCAGCGGGCACCGCTCGATGTACGTGCCGTCCGCCCGCTTCACGAGGAAGTAGGCGTCGTTGTCCAGCACGTCAGCTGAGAGCACCTCGCAGTCGCTGTCGAGCTGCCAGTAGTGCCACGCCGATTGGGCCTTCTGTTCCCCGTCGGTCCAGTAGAAGTTGTACACGTAGACCCGCGAAGGGGCACCCGAGGTGAGCACAAAGAGCATGTCGTGGGCCGGGCTTCCGGCCAACTTGAACACCCCCGCGGGGATGTACTTGGGGACGTGGGCAGTGATGTCGCCGGCGTCGTTGCCGACTGCGTTGTCGCGGACGTAGTACTCCCTGATCTGCGCGAAGTCGCCGTTCTCCACCACGAAATAGACATCCGAACCCAGCGGGAGCGGGCGCACGTCGGTCTTCGCGGTGTACTGGGTGGCGGGCTTGATGCCGGCGCTCGAGGGGCCGAAGCCAGCGTCGCCCTCGGTGATCCGAAACTGGGTCTGGTCCGAGAACAGCATCATGCCGTTGTTAAAGGGCACGGCGTGGTTGATGAGGGTGACCTTCGTTTCGCTCGCCGCGATGTCAACCACCTCGTCGTCGAGGAGCTGAAGCACGGTCATTCGGAAGAAGTTGCCGAAGTCGCCCACGCGAGAAAATACGGCCCCCTCGTCCACCGCGAAGCCGAGGCGGTTCTTGTAGAAGAACACGTCTCGAATCGTGCGGCCGACGAAGGTGGGGGCCGGGTTTGACTGTTCGTCCCCGACGCGCCGGTCGGCCCACGAGAAGGGGCCAAACTCGAACGTGCCGTCGGCCTTGCGCACGAGGGCGTGCGGCATGGTTGTGGGGTCGATGCGGTTCTGGATGCCGGGGGCCACCGTCTCGTCCCACACCCCGCCGTTGCGGCGGACGTAGTAGGACGTGAACAGGCTCTCGTCAGTACCCTCGACCTTGTAGATCACGCCGTTGGGCGGGGTTTCTGGAAGGGCCTCGAACGATTGCACGGTGCCCGCCAGCGTCCCGCCGCTGGGCGTTGGGGGGTACTGATACTGGATGCCCCCGAAGAAGTCGAACGCCGGATCGTACCCAACGTAGTCTGAGCCGTAGTTCCGGTTCAGCCACCAGAGGTTGGAGGGCTGGGCGATCGACGAGTCTCCGTCCATGACCACGGTGACCGACTTGTTCACCACGAAGGTGTAGTCGGCCACGGACACGCAAGTGAACTCGGTGCGGGCGTCAGTCACGTTCAGGTAGTCGGGCACGCACTTCCACACGGCGGTGCCGTCGGTGACCGTGTCGCCCAGCGTGGTCGGCCACGTCGGCTCGGAGCTTCCCGAGATGCCGGTCGTGACCACCTTGTAGAGGAAGCCGTTGGGCGTGGTGGGGCGGCGGGTAGCGCCCACCACTCCATACCCGGTAGAGGCCTGCCACGCGGCCCGGCCCGGCTGGGCCACGGCCTTCTCGTTGCCTTCGAGGTCGTACACACGAACGTTGCCGTTCGTGAGGACCACGATGTAGCGCTCGGTGGTGTCCCGGTTGATCGTGTGCAGGAACGCCGAGGAAAGGTTCTCGGTCGTCATGCGGGCGACGTGCAGGAACGGGGGGCGCATGCCGAGGCCCTCGACGAGCGACGGGCGGCAATTCACAACCGCCTCCATCTGCGACGGGAGGCGGATCGTCGCGGGCTGCTGCGACACGCCGTTGACGAGCGTGGGGAGCTGGCGGTTGATGAGCATGGTTACCTCAGGGTTCCGGAGAACGCAGCGTCCCGGTACGCGATGAACGCGGTGGTCGGGTCGCTGTCGAACGTGTTGTTGTCGGCGTTGCGCAGCTCGTCGCGCTCAGCTTCGACCTGGCACTCGGCCTCGTATTCTCGAGTGAACTGCCAGAGGATTTGAGAGCCGACCACGGTCGACTGAAAGCGGCGCGCAGCGCGGGCCATGATGTGGGTGCGCAGAGACTGCGGGAGCGTCTCGAACGGGAGGAAGCGGATGACCGTGAACTTCACGGTGCGCCCGATCACAAAGGTATGCTCCTTGCGATCGTAGAAGCGCAGCACCCCGGCGTCCGAGCGGGCCGTTAGGTCGAGGCCCTCGCCTCGCTCAGGGTCAGCCGAAAGGGCGTCTGGGGGGTAGGTGATTTTGCCGTTGACATCCGGCGTGAGCGGCAGCTCCTCGTCGGTGTTGCAGTGCCAGCCGCGCTGCTGCACCTCGCGGGAGGTGTTGTGCAGAATGAGGCGGGCGTTGCTAACGTCCGTGATGCCTTCGACGGAAAGGGTGTTGACCGGGGCCTGTCCGATGCTCTGCAGCATGACGTTGACAGCGTCGAGTTCCGTCGAGGGAACAAGATTCAGTGGGGGCGCGGGCATTGGAAAGACTCCGATGAAAAAAATCCCCCCACGAAGGGACTGTTAGGTCTCTCCGTGGGGGGCTGTTGGGTGGCGCTAGGCCGCTACGATCACGTCGTGCGGATCGCGACCGCTGCCTTCGAGCGCAGCGGCCCCATGCCAATCGCCATCTTGGCGAGCATGAGCGTGACCTGCCGGCGAACGTCCCACTCGCTCTCCATCTGGAGGCCGAGGAGCTGCAGGTAGGCAACCGCCGGCTCGCACCAGACGAGGCCGCGATAGTTCGTCAGGTCGCGGCGGTACTTCGTCGGGTAGCCCGTCGGAAGGCCGCCGTGCATCGGAACGGTCGAGGCGACGTCGCCGCCGCTGTTGGCGACGATACCGTCGGTGTTCGTGCCGGCGTCGTACTCCGTCACATCGAAGCCGAACAGCGGGGCGTTCGACTTGTGGATGGTGATGTCGCTCACGGTGCGCAGGGTGTTGCTCTGCAGCGAGCCGCTCCCGCCGAAGTCCCGGTTCAGGTTCTTGTCGCTATTCGCGATCAAGTACCACTGGGCCGGCTTGAACACGGCGTTCACCGGCATGGTATCAATCGGAACTTCTGCCTCGTCCAGCTTCTGCTTGGCGAGGTTCACAGCGCTGATGAGATCAGTGCCGGAGGTGTTGAAGTTGGCCGACATGCCGACATCGGTCTGGACGACGGTTGCGCCGCCGACGTCGCCCGTGAACAGGGCCGCGCCGGCCGCCGCCGCTGCGATACACTGCGCGATGGTGCGGTCTTCGAAGAGGGCCAGCGCACGGCCGAGCGCTTCCGCGTAGGGGCCGCGCACGTCGTAGTGGTTCTTCAGCTCGTCGATCTGCGCGATCTCGGTCGGGGCGATCAGCAAGTCGTCCAGCGTCACGACCACTTCGTTGTGGCGGATCGTCTGGCCGGTGATGACCGTGCCGGGGGTGTGGTAGCGAGCCACCGCGTCCCACGTCGCCGGGAACTGGGCAGACTTGCCGCTCGAGATCTGGCGGACGCGGACCGTCGGCTTCAGCTTCTTCGCCGTGTCGTAGGCGGTGAGCACTTCACCGGCGAAGATCTTCAGCCACAGGGCTTCGACATCGCCGGCGCCACCGATCTGACCGACGCGGCTGGGAGTGCCGTTCGTCATAGTAGTAGTCCTTGAAAAGGGTTGTTGGAAAGGGAATGCCCAAAAAGCCTCGCGGACTACTGCCGTTCCGTTCCGTTCGAGGTTGTCCGCCTCAGCGGGCCACGTCGTCTGGTCTGGTTCGTCGCGATGCGGGGTCTGCTGCTGGGCAGTCAGCGACCCGTAAAAAGTGCGGCCCCCACGCAGGGCCGGCTACCCGCTAAGTGCGCGGGCGGCAGTCAAAGGCGTGGTCTCAGGCGGGCGGAGGAGGAACACCCGCCGTGGTTCAGTGCTCGAACGTGTCGTGTGCCTGCTTGAGGTGGTGCCCCATGGCGTCGACAACGGTCTCGTTCGAGAAGTCCTTGTGGCTCATCACCCAAAGAAGCGCGTGGCTGAACTCGTGCCAGAAGGTCTGGAGCACAACGCTCCGCTTCAGCTTTCGAGTGGGTTTGAGCAGGTAGATCGTGAGGGTGTCGGAATCGAACATGCCGTAGCACGCCTCGTCCTCCGTCACCCGGTCCATCTCGTCTTCGTCCACCATCTTGACGGTGAACTTGTGCGCTCCGATTCGGAACGCCTTTGGTATGCGCTTCATGCGTTCCTCGATGGAGACGCCCCGTGCCGGGGTTCTATACCAGCGCCTCCCGGTGAGCCGGGTATCCTAGTTAGACGAACGGGGCATGTTTGGGTTACAGCAGTAGGTTGACGCCGAGCTTGGCAGCGCCCTCGACCTTGCGGGCCACGTCGGCCCGGTAGGCCGCATCGGTGCGGTAGCGCGGGTCGGCCATGGCCGCCTTCATCTCCGCGCTGGAACGGAAGGCGTCAGGGGCGGGGGCCGATCCAGCGCCACCACCGCTCTCCACGCGGCCGCTCGGGGACTTGCCGTTGGCAGCCTCGTAGAGGGCGCGGAGGTTCGCAGCAGCGCCGGTCATGGCTGACAGGCTGCCGCTATCCATCGCGGTGTTGAACGCTTCGATCTGGGCCTCGGAGAGGTTCGTCTCGGCCCACGCGGTCATCTTGGAGTACGTCTCCTGACCGCCGGCGACGCCGAAGACGCGCTCCTTCGTCAGCTCCGCGCGGGCGCGCTGGCCTTCGATGTAGGCGTCGACGGTCTCACGGGGCGTGCCGGCCTTCGCCAGCAGCTCGTAGGTCTCGTCGGTCAGCTGGCCGCCAGACGCGAACTCCGTCTGCGCGCGGGTCAGCAGGTCCGTCAGGGACGGTGCCGGTGCCGGCTCGCCTGCGGGCTTCTGCTCCGCCGGCTTGCTGCGGGCGCTCTCCAGCTCGCGGTAGGACTTCGCCAGCGCCTCGGCCCGGACCTCGCCCTTGTCGGCGTCCCAGAACTTCTCGGGGAGCCACTCGGGCTTGGCCGGCTTGGCCGGTTCGGCGGCCGGTTTTTCGGTGGGCGCCGGGTCGCCCGCCGAGGCGGCCTTGCCGGTCATCTCGACGCCGCCCTTGGTGGCGACTTCGACCATGTAGGCGTCGTACTCGGGGGTGCCCTTCGCGGGCACCGGGGTTACTGTTTCAGCCATAGATTCCTCCTCTCAGTGGTTACGCGGTGGCCGCTTTGGCTACCGCTCCGGCGACCGCAGGGGCCGCTCGGGACATTGCTTCGGCCTGCATGGCCTGCTGACGGGACGCCGCGATGTCTTCTTCAGACACGAGCAGCTCGTCGAGGTCGGCGACGCTGTGCCCCGTGCCCAGCCGCTTCGAGACCTTTGCCTTGTTGACGGTCTCGAGCTGGGGGTCGTAGGTCATGACGTCGGCCAGCCACGCACGCAGCCGGTTGACTTCGTGGTTGCGGCCGAGGGCCTCGAAGCCCGTCACGATGACGGGGTCGACGCCCGGCAGCTTCGGCATCAGCCCGTTGGCGCGCATGTCGGCCAGCGTGAGCTGGATGAAGGGGCGCTGCAGCTCCGACGCGAGCACGGAGTAGACGCCACCGAGGGCGTCCTCCAGCTCCTGAGCCATCTGCCGAATCTCCTCGGCAGTGACGCGCTCCGCGTTGCGCACCGTGCCGGTGTGCAGCAGGAAGGCGTGGGACAGGCGCAGGCCCACGTCGTCGACGACGGCCTTGGCGACTTGGAAATCGGCGTACTTCTGGAGCTGGACGGTCGAGATGTCGTCCGCGTTGCCCGTGATGGCGTCGCCGGAGCGGGCCTTCACGAAGTCAGCGAACTTGGTCAGCGAGCCGGGGCGGACCAGATGCACGATCTTGGCGGCGGCTGCCGCGAAGCGGGTGATGCTCTCGGTCAGGCCCTCAAGCGTCATCAGGTCGCCGAGGTACTCCTCGCAGAGGCCCCGGCCGTAGTTGTGGGAGGGCACGGAGGTCCAGCGAAGGACCATCCACGGGGCGGCACCCTTGGCCCAGCTGCCTTCGCTGCCGGGGATGACCTCGCCGTTGATCTCCTGCCACTCCTCGACGCGATCACCAAAGGTGATGACGGTGAACACGTCGACCAGCTGCTTGTGGTCGGGCGCCAGCTTGGCGGCGGCGCGGACCTCGGGTCGAAGGGTCTCGGAATTGACCGACTCCTTCACGACCACCTCGGCGACCGTGCCGTCGGGGTTGCGGGAGGCGACGTACTGGTCGAGGCGCCACATCTTCAGGGCGCCGTCCTCGTACCGGACGAGGGCGTTGCCGGTGACGATCAGGTGCTTGAGCACCTCGAACATGACCGGGCGGGCGTTGCTCGCCTCGATGCGGCGGGCGGCGGCCTGCTCGAAGCTGGCAAGGCGGGCTTCGGCTTCGGCCACCAGCTTCTGGGCCTCGAGGTCTCGGCGGACTTCGCCGGTGATCTCGAGCCGGAAGGCGGACTGGCCCGGGGGCAGGATCGCCATGAGCAGCTTGGAGGCGAGGTTGTTGACGCCGCGGCTGCCGAGGGACTGGTAGGGGGTCGGCAGGGGCGAGCCCTCGACGTGGCCCTGCGGGGGCAGGAGACCGGGGATCGTCAGCTTGGAGCACGTCTCGACGCGCTTCAGCAGCGACGACCGGGAGGTCTCCAGACGCGACCAGCGGGAGCGTGCGTCCATGGGTTACCTCAGGGTTCGATAGGGGGTCGGGATGACAAGGCCGGGGGGCAGGGTGGTGCCGGGGGCGGACATGCCGGGGGGAACCGACAGGCCGGCGTCGGGGCTGGGAACGATCTGGGGGCCATACGCGCCGGCGCCGGGGACCGCTGCGGGGGCGTCCACGCGGTCGACCCGGAGGGCGTTGCGGCCGGCGCCCGCGCCGATGCGCAGGCCGTCCAGCAGGGGGTTCCGCAGGTACTGGGGGGCCTTCTGCTTGACCTCTTGGACCTTGGGAGTTTTACACATTGCTGGCCCCCATCTGGGCTTTCAGGACCGACTCGCCGGAGGCCTCCTCGGCCAGCCGGCAGAGGTAGGCCACGAGGTCGACCTTGCCGGCGTAGCGGTGGGCCTCCTCGGGCGTCTCTCCGGGGCGGATGCAGCGGGGCGGATACATGGCCCTCAGAGCCTCTACGAGGTCCGTGGAGAGGCGTGGCAGGGTGTCCATGGGTTACCTCGGGGTGTCGAAAAAAAACCCCCTGCGAGCCTTTTAGGGGCTTGCAGGGGGCGGGGGTGTACCAAGGGGACGACCGATTCTACCGGGCGGGAGGCGGGGACCAGAGGATCGGGCGCTTTTCCTTGAAGTCCCAGTCACTTGCGCGCAGGATGCGGGCCAGTCTGGCCTGCTGTAGCGCGGCAGCAACGGGGTCTCCTTCCAGCTTGCCCCGCTCCCCGGCCCGCCGGAAGGCCGCCACGACGTGGCCCCATGCCTCCTCGATGGTCTTCGAGGCCAGCACGGCGGCCGCTTCGGGGGACTTCGGGCCGATGCCGGGGGCGCCGGGGTAGCCGTCGGTGGGGTCGCCAACGATGGTCTGCCAGAGGAAGAAGCGGTCGGCCGACAGCCGCCCGATCTTGCGCGGGGCCTCGTCCTTGGCCGGGTTGAAGATCAGCGCGGGGATGCACTGCATGTCCTTGTCCTCGGACACGATGATCTTCTCGCCCCGGATGAGGGACGGGTGGGTGGCGAGGATGCCCATGCAGTCGTCGGCCTCGAGCGCCGGCCGCTGGTAGGTCTGGTAGCGCTCCTTGAACCACTCCTTCAGCGCGGTCAGGTGCTCGGGCTTGCGGGCGCCCTTGCGGTTGCCCTTGTACGTCGGGCAGATGCCGTGGCGGAAGTAGCGGTTCGTCGGGTCGCTCAGGCAGATGACCACGTCGTCCGCCGCCAGCTTGTCCCGCAGCTCGACGAGGTGCTCCTCGGTGGCGTCCTTGGCGGCCTCGAAGTCGGAGTGCGATGCCGGCGGCTGGTCCTTGCCGTCGAAGTAGTACACCTCCTCGTTGCTGGCGGAGAACTTGTACGCGACGATGTCGGCGTCCACGAGAAGGGTGCGCTTGGGCACTGGTCCTCCTCAGGCGAACAGCCAAGCTACGGCGAGGTACAGCGCGAGGCCGACCAGCGCCGCCGCCGTGGTGGCGCCGATCAGGAACAGCCACACGACCGTGAGGACGAACCAGCGGGTCATGGTGCCTCCACCGTGCAGTAGGTGCGGAACCACTCAGCCTTGCGGCGTAGGTACTGCAGGTCTTCCATGGGGAACGTGCAGCCCCGCGTGTCGTAGCACTGCAGGATCGCGGAAGCCTTCTCGCGCACCTCGGCGCAGGTGTCTGCACGCAGGTAGTTGCCCACCACGGTGAACACGAAGAGCGACACGGTCGCCAAGATGAGGACGGCGATGCCGATGGACATGAGCTTGTAGGGGGTCATGAGTATCTCCTCAGGTGTCGCTCTGGCTGCGGCGCCAGTAGCGGATGCCGACGGTGGCGAAGAACAGGGTAATCAGCATGATCTGGTACCAAGCCGGGGTCTTCTGGAGCGCGTCGAAGCCGTTGGCGACGTACACGTCCATGCCGGGGATGAAGGCCATCACGGCCGGGATCGACACGACGATCAGCGTGTACTCGTCCTTCCACGAGGACGCGGCTTGGCGGGCGAACTCCATCTCCCAGTTCATGTCGGCCGTGAGGCCCTGCTGGATGAGTTCGATCTGGCGGTCGACCATGGCCTTCTTGAGCGCGCGCTCTTGCTGGCGATCCTCGGCCTTGATCTCGGCGCGACGCGTCACGTAGTCCGTGATGGGCTTGACGGCCGCCGAGAAGATGCGTTCGACGATGCTCATTGGGTCTTCTCCGGTTGCGGGTGGAGGTCGGCCGGCGAGTAGCTGGACGGGCTGGCTGTCCCGAGGTAGGACAGGCACACCACCAGCTTCTTGTCTGGGTTTGAGGTAGGCAGGCCGACTAGGGCGTACTTGTTGCGAAGCAGGGTGGGTAGCACCAGCAAGGCGAAGAAGTCGCCAAGCGGCCTGTCCAGATCGGCTTCAGTGAGGTTAATCATGTGATCTCCGGTGTTGATAGGACGCGGCGAAGCCGCTCGAAGTCCGCTGGTCTCATGTCTGACTTGGCCCGGTTGACGGCCCAGCAGATGACTTGCACGTTTCCCCTCACGTAGCCGAGGCGCGGGTCGATGCGATCCAGCGAGGGGCGCCACGGGCGCGAGGTATCGGGGCCGGGTGAGAAGTCCCACTCGACGCCCGTCAGCGAGCAACGCCCACGGGAAAGAAGCCCGTAGACGTGCTCGACTGACAGGTCGAACGGGAGGCAGCGCACGCGGGCGCGGAGGCGCGCGCGGCGAACCATGCTTTTTGCGAAGCGGTACAGGTCAGTGCGTATCCCGCCAGCTGGCTCCCACGGAGAAGCTACCCGCGAGCGGACACCGCAACTTGAAGTGCTCGCCCGCTTTCGTGATGGCCCCCGCCGCGATGTTGCCAACGAGCTCTGCATATTGCTCCTCCGTCTCAATTTGAAACTCGTCATGGACATTCGCCACCGGCTCCACGATTCCACCCTTGGAACGGATGGTGTCGGTGAAGGCGGCGTCGGCCAGCACTAGGGCCTTCTTCATGGCTACCGCCCCGCCCGATTGAAGCAGCGTGTTGAGCGCCGCGTGGTCAGAGCGGACCGGCAGTCGTCGGCCGTCGAGGCCACGCAGGAAGCCGCGCTTGCGCACCGCCTGCTTGACCGCGTCGGTCAGCTTGCCGAGCGCCGGAATGCCCTCCAGAAGGCGGGCACGGCGGGCGGCGCCGAGGCGCTTGAGTGCGCCCTCGCGGGCGCGCTTGGTCGTGTGCTTCGAGAGGAACCGCTTGCGCTGCTCCTCGGTGAAGTCCTCGTAGGAGATGGTCCCCAGCTTGAAGTCTCCGGCGCCGTAGATCAGGGCGTAGATGAACGTCTTGGCGGCGTCGCGGGTGTTGAGGCCAGCGGCGCGCATGTTCATGGAGTGCGCGTCGGTGCCGTCTTCCTTTTTCCCGTTGACCACTGCGTCGACGTAGGCCCCGCCGTCGTAGATCGCCATGTAGTGCGCGAGCATGCGCAGCTCAAGGCCCTCGGCGTCGCAGCCCACGAGCACCAGCCCCGGCGTGGCGATGAAGCACGCGCGGCAGTCCTTGCCGTAGGGGGCGTGGTTGGCCGGCGTCTGCGCCACGTTGGGAGCGGAGTGCGTCATGCGTCCGGTGACCGCGCCGTTGGTGTTGACGTTGCCGTGGATGCGCGCGACGCCGCTCTGTGCGGTGCCGAGGATGCCGGCGGTGGTGGCGTGCTTGAGCCACGCCTCGCCGCCCTCGGCCACCTGCCCCAGCCGCTTCTCGACCATGAGATACTCGGCCAGCAGTTGAGCCTCGGGCCACGGCAGCGCGGCCAGCGTGGTCTCGTCGACCTGCGGCTTGCCGCTGGGCGTGAACTCCTTGGGAGCCCAGCCACGCAGGCGCTTCAGCCGATCAGCGATGTGATCGCGCGAGGCGGGGTTGAACACCACCTCTTTGACCTTCGACAGCGCAGCGCCGGCGACGTACCCGAGGGACTTGCTGTCCTTCTTCGGCACGAACAGCGCGGTGCCACCCTTCACGTCGGGGGCGTACCACGGGCGGAACGTCCGGGCCAGCTCGTCGGACAACTCGGCCATCCGCCGCTGCAGCTTGGCGGTCAGCTGCTCTGCCTGCCGCACATCGAAGGCGAAGCCCCGCGCGTGCTGGCGGAAGATGATCCGCGACACCGCGTGCTCCAGCTCGAGACACTCGGCCGAGTAGTTCTGCGCGACAACGTGCTCGTACAGCGCGAGCGTGGTGACGGGGTCTTGCCGCGCGTAGCGGTCCATCTCCTCCGTGAACTTGTCCCACGGCCCCCTGAAGTCGCCCTTCAGTACCCCTAGACGGAAGCCCCACGCCTCCAGCGAGTGCTTGCCCATGAGGCCGCGCTGCTGGAAGTCGGTGGGGAGCCTGCCGCGAGCGAGCGCAACAGCGTCGCGCTCAGCCATATCGGACCAGATGACTTGGGCGGCGACCTTCGTGTCGAAGATGCGGCCCGTGGGCTGCCACTCGGGGTGCAGCTTCTGGATTGCCGGTATGTCGAACCAGATGATGTTCTGGCCGATCAGCTCGTCGGCGGCGGCGAGCAGCCGTAGCCCATCCTCGATGCTTCCATCGCGGGGCGCGGGGCTTCCGTCGTCGTAGGTGCCTCCGTTGAAGGCGTACTGCTGCTTCGTGTCCGGGTCGATGGCGGTGATGCAGTGAATGCGGTCGAGCTGCTTGAGCAGCCCGGTCGTCTCGATGTCGAACACTAGGCGCATGGGGAACTCCTCTTTGCTAGACGTAAAGGGTCAGCTTCTCCAACCGGGCAAGGGCGCGGTACTTCAGCAGCTCCACGCTGCCGGTGTTGTGGATGTCTGCGTCAATCAGATGCTCGGACACGCCTTTCTCGGAGACGTGCGCGTTAACCGGCGCGACGCCGGGGCGGAGCACCCGGATAACGGCGCCGCCGCTCTCGAGGACGGCGCGTGCCTCGTTATCGAAGCGGACATCCGGCAGGACAACCGGCCCGTCTAGGCGGCGCAGCGCGAGGTTGATCCACACGTCGTCGCCGGCGATATACCGGCCCATCTCGGTGCCGAGCCACTGCGCCCACGAGCGGGGGCTGAAGAAGTCTCCGGGGGGCGTGGGCGCGCCGGCGCGGGGGTTGGGCGCTTCCTTCCACTCTCTGTTGGCCCAGTCGCTGTCGGTCCACCCGAAGCGCGAGTTGAGCAGGGCCTTGATGGGGCCGCTGATCGGGCGCTTCTCGTAGCCGTACTCCTGCACCAGCCAGTCTGCTAGCGTGTCCTTACCTGAGCCAGCAAGGCCCGTGATTCCGATCAGACTCGGCAGTCTCGATGAGGGCATGAAAAGTCTCCGTGTCTAGGACCGCCCGTGCGGGCAGGTCGGGGTTGAAGATGCCGCGCTGCTTGAGCGCGTCGATGCGTGCGCATAGGGCGAGGAGAGTCAGCTCAGAACTCTCCATCGCCTTCGTCCTTGAACCCGTGCCCACTGCCCGCCGGCAGGTCGCACTCGAAGCTACGGCCGACCGTGCGGTCGTACCGCAGTCCGAAGGTGTGGCCGGCGCTGTCGCCGGTGTACCGGTCCTTCAGCACGCGGAACGTGGTGACGCCGTCGGGTTCCTGCTTGTTGCGCTCGATGCCGAACATGAAGTGCGACCAGAACGCGATGCTGCGCGAGCCGCGAAAGTGTTTCTCAAGCACTCGCCCACCCTCCTCGTGAGCCGTGCCGTCCGGCGTGGTCAGGTGGCTGACGAAGTACAGCGTGAAGTTGAGCTGCTGGGCCAGCGCCGCAAGGTCCGCCATGACGAAGTCAATGGCCTTGCGTTCGTCTTGATCCTCGATGGCCGCCGCCAGCGCGGTGAGGTGGTCGAGGAAAATGTGCCGGCAGTCGAGGGCGGTGACCATGTACTTGATCTTCGACTTGATGGTCTCGTAGTCCATCGCGCCGAAGTGATTGAACAGGAACACCTTGCCCCGCAGCTTGTCGACGGCGGCGCGCAGCTCCGCAGCGTCGTACTGGACGCCGGGGACGTGGAACCGCTTGCCGGCGCTCTTGCCCGCCAGCATCTTGAGCGTGTGCGCCGGCGGTTCCTCGAGGAAGATCAGGCCTACCTTGTGGCCGAGGCCGACGAGGTGCAGCGCGACGTCCTTGAACAGGTCCGACTTGCCCACGCCGGTGCCGCCGCCGAACGCGTACAACTCCTTCGGGCGGATGCCGTAGGTCTTCTCGGTGAGCGAGGGCCACGGCCACGGGATGCCAAGCTCGACGGGCTTGGCGGCCTCGTCAATCAGGGCGTCGACGTCGACCACGCCGTCGGGGCGCCACTCCTTCGCGCCCCAGATGGCGTCTATGATGCGCGCGCCCTCGCCGGCCTGCAGCGCCTCATTGGCGTCCTTGAAGCCGGGGACGGTGGCGATGAACGCCTTGCCGGGGGTCAGCATGGCGGCCACTTCGGCTGCCGCTGCGCGCCCCGGCTCGTCGTCGTCGAAGAACAGGATGACCTTCTCGAAGCCCTCGACCCACTCGATGCGCCGGGCGATGGCCTTCGCCGCTCCCTGCGCGCCGTTGGGGATCGACACCACGGGCCACTTGTTGTTCTGCATCTGCGACACCGTGAGGGCGTCGATCTCGCCCTCGGTGATGACGAGCATGCGGCCCTTGTCACGCCAGAGCCACTCGCCGTAGAGGCCAGCCTTCTTCAGGTCGCCGGTGACGAGAAAGTCCTTGTTTGGGAAGCGCAGCTTCTGCGCCACGGCGTTGCCGTCGGCGTCGCGGAAGTTGGCGATCTGGACCGGCTTGCCCTTGTACTCGCCAATGCAGTAGTTCCAGAACCTGCAGGTCTCCTCGGTGATGCCGCGCTTCGGCAGCGCCGAAGGGGCGCCCGTTACCATGTCCGTCATTCGCTCTCTCCGCTTGGGGTTGACAGGCGCGGCGTCACCGCCGGGTTCGTAGTAGCCACAGCCGAAGCACCAGCCGTGGCCGTCGTCGTAGCGCGCGAGGTTGTCGCGGCTACCGCACTGGGGGCACGGCTCTTTGCCGATGCACCGCGAGTCAGAGTCGTGGTCCTTCATGCGCTCCTCGTGAGATGGTAGGGGGAGGTGGAATCGAACCACCGCGAAGGGGAGCCTGCGACGCTGTGTAGGCGCCCGTGCCCTGCAGGGGCGGCTGCCGTCAAGCGTCCGGCTGCAATTACCGCTGTGCGTACCCTTCCCGCGCACCTACGCGCGGTGAGCGTCCATCGCTCACTCCCCCAAGAAAAAGAAAGGCCCCCGGTTAGGGGGGCCTCGGGTGCCGCGATGGCGCGGCTCAGGCGGCGCGGCGCGGGGAGTGGTCGCGGCAATCCGACTCGTAGATGCGGTCTTCAATCCGCATCCGATAGTAGGCGTACCGCTGCCCCATCTCGTCAGTCCGCAGCTCGGTCTCGATGTCGAGAGGGCGACCCGAGTACGAGCCGATGCCGGCCCGCAGCTCCGCGATGCGCGCCGCGAGGCGGCGGATGCGGTAGTTCTGCGCGATGGCGTCGGTCATGTAGCCATGGTCGAGCAGGTGGTCGAGCACGAACTGGTTCTGCGTCTTCTTCATGGTGTCCTCCTCAGGACTGGTTGGTTCAGGGCTTCAACTTGGTCGGGTCGGTGGGCATGCCATCGGCCACCCACTGCTTCACGTCGAAGCTCGGGCACGCCTTCAAGCGGGCGTGGCGCGACGGCAGCTCTCGGTGGCCGACGACCTCGGCCTTCGGCCACACCTTGAGCCACGCGGTGAGCAGGTCCCGGAGGGACGCCAGCTGCTCGGAGGTGAAGTTGGCCGCCGGCTTGCCCTCGGCGCCGGCCTTGTCCACACCGCCGATCAGGCAGAAGGACAGGGAGCGGAGGTTGAAGCCGACGGCGTGCGAGCCGACGATGTCAGTGGCGCGGCCGGCCTCGACCACGCCGTTGCGGCGGATGACAAAGTGGTAGCCGATGCCGTTCCAGCCGCGCTGGCGGTGCCAGAGGTCGATCTCCTTCGCGCCGATGTCCATGCTCGGCGGCGTGGCAGCGCAGTGCACGACGAGATGGTCGACCTGCGTGATCTTGGTAGTCATGTTGCTCTCGTGATGTTGAATGCGATGTATCCCGGCTCTCCGGCCGAGGCCCACTCCTTGCGGGCGACGATGGCAACCACCTGCGAGTCGTCGGCCCACACGCCGGCGGCGGTGAGGGCGTCCATGAGGGACTTCAGGTAGTTGTCCACGTCTGGCTTGGGGTACTCCAGCTTCGTCGTGCGCGGGCGGCGAACAGCGAAGAGGGCGTCGAGCACGAGCTGGCCTGTGAGGGGCTTCGGCCCTTGGCAGCCTAGCGTCTGTAGCGCACCCCGTGCGGCCTCCTTCCAGCGGGTGTAGGTCGCTGGGTAGTAGGCCGACGGGAACCGCCCCCGGACCACGATGCGCGGCCGGGGGCAGGGCATTGGCTCCAGCGCGAGAAGCCCGCAGGCCAGCGGGTCAGAAGTCATCGCCCGACACGGCGGCATCGTCGCCACCCGTGGTGGCCGCGCCTTCGCCGCCGAACGTCTCCCCGCTCTCCTCGGCAGCGAAGCCTTCCTCCGTGCCGAAGCCGTAGTCGGAGGCGCTGCTCCCGGAACCAAACTCGCGAAGCACGAGCACCTGCGCGGCGCTGAGGTACAGCGTGACGCCGGCCTCGTTGTCCTTCGGGTTGTAGTAGGTGCCGATCTCGCCGGCCAGCTTCAACTCCGAACCGCCGCCGATGCGGGGCACGTTGCTGAGCTTGTTGCCCTTGGCGTCGAAGATGCTGGGCTTGCGCGTCCACGGCAGGCCGTCCTTCTTCGACACGCCAGAGGCGCGCATGCTGGCCTTGATGATGACAAAGCCGGTCTCCTCGCCCTCGTCGTTCAGCTCCGTCTGAAACACCGGGCGCTGCTTGAGGGTCTTGCGCTTGGCTGGGGGCAGCTCGCGCGACTTCTCCTCAACGAACTTCGCCAGCTCGGCCTCGAGCTGGGCGCGGAACTCGCCCACGCCAGGGGCCTCCGGATCGAGGCGCAGCTTGACGGTGTACTCGCCCTCCTTCTTCCACTTGGTATCGGGGGCGTGCAGCTTCGGGAAGATCGCGACGCCGCGCGGGGTCAGAAACTTCGGGTACTTCTTGAACGTGCTCATCGGTTACTCCAGTGAATTGGTTGCATCAGCATCGAAGACGGTCAGCTCGCCGGTCGTCTCCACCCACGCTGACAGGTCGTGAATCGGCTCACGCGGATCATCCGGGCGCACCGTCGGCATCCAGCGCGGCCGCTCCCCGACGACGGGGTAGACTTCCTTCGCGCGCCACGAGTGACCAGCGTAGAACGAGTAGGTGTTGGTCGAATCGTCGAAGACGAAGATGCACCAGACGGGGGCAAAGTTGGCCCGCTCGCCGGCGGCGCGCCGTGCGCGGTTCTCCTCGATGGCGCGGCGGCTCACGAAGATCAGTTTACGGCAGCCCTTCGGCAGCTTGAGAGGTGGGTTCATGGTGGCGACGCTCATTCGACCACCTCCGCCTGGAACAAGCCCTTGCTCGTGTCGTAATAGAAGACCGCGCGGTCTCCCCTCACCCCGAGCCGACGAATCTGGCAGGCGAGGTCTTGTGCTAGCGAGCCGACCGGGTCATCGTCCCACAGAACTGCCTGCTCGAGAATCGAGGCAAGCAGGTTGGCCTCTTCCCCATTGAGCGTGATCGACACGGTCTTCTTCTCGACGGTTTCTGTCTCAGCGGTTACGTTCGGCATAGAGGTTCTCCATGAGTGCAAGGGATCGCTCGATCTCAGCCAGAGTATAGCCAGCGTTGATGAGGGACGTCAAGGTGGCATCCTCGATGTAGCCGAGGGTGTCTCGCTCGGTCTTGGCACGGAACAGCAGATGAATCATTTCGCGGCCTCCCGCATGATCTGAAGGTAGATGGAATGCTTCCCCCGGCCGGTCAGCCGTGGGTTGCGCCGCAGCCGGTCGATGCGCTGCGCCAACACGATTGCGCGGGCGCACTCGTCGAAGCGGCCCAGCTTCTGGGCCGCCATCGCGATGCCGTTCAGGTGGCGGATCGTGGCCGCCCGCTCGGAGCGCTGGCGCCGCAGGTTGGGATCGAGGGTCACTTGCGCTTCTCCTTCGGTGGCGCCTTGGCGGGCTTGCTGGGCTTGTTGGCGGGGTTCACTCGGGCACCCCGGTGCCACACGGTGCGGGCCTTCACGGCCGACCCCGCAGCTCGTTGGCGGCGTAGTCGCGGATGGCCCGCATGTGCGTTGAGTACGGACCTTCGGTGTCCGACAGGGCGCGCGACGCCTTCGTCAGCACGTCCTGCAGGTTCACGTTGGCCGACTGGCACATGGCGATCAGTGCAACGGCGGTGCCGATGATCTGCTCGCCGGGGGTGTAGTGCTCTGCAGTCATCTGCAGGCGGTCGATGACGGCGAAGGCCGGCACGCGCAGCTTGCTGGCGTCATTGAACAGGCTGACCTGGTCCGCGATCTGGTCGCGGGAAAGAAGTCCGCGCATGGGTTCCTCCTCGTGGACTGGAATGGGTGGGTGGGTGTTTTTGTGTGCGTGTGTAAGGGCACGTCCAATCACCGGCGGGCTGGCGGCTTGCACTCGGTGCAGTGCATGCCCCGCTCGGCGGAGCACGCACGGCACACGTAGCAGTCCGGGCACACCCGGCCGGGGGTGGCGGCGCCGCAGACGACGCACCCCCGTGCCATCCGGTCGGCGTGGCGCTGCGCCTGCAAGCGCTCGTGGGCGCGCACGATGGGCGTGGCAAGGCGTCCGTTCAGTAGTTCAGGCATTGGGCAACTCCGAGTAAAAATACTCAAGCAAAGAAGTAGTCCGACTGGCGCACCGCCTCGAGGTCGAGCGTGCCCCTCGCCGGCACCGGCGGCAGCTCCTTCACAAGCTCCGGCGCCGTCGCGGTCAGCTGCTCCTCAATCTGCGAACGCAGGTCCGCGAGCACGTCCCGCGAGTACTGCTGGACGAACGCATCGCGGATGTAGTCGTGCAGGTCGTCGACATCAGCGGCGTGAACGCCGAAGCTGTCGTGGATACAGGCCCACGCCTCGATCCCGGCAGCACGCCCGATGTTGACGGTCGCCATCAGGTGCGCTGCGTCTAGCGAGTGGACGAAGTTGGGCGCCACGCCGGCCGCCTGCTTGCGGCGGTCGATCTTGGTACCGTCTTCGGTGATCCTCAGCTCCAGCCGCTGGCCCTTGTAGAACACCTTGATGGGGCGGGACACCGGCTCGGTGTACCCCTGCACCACGGTGAACCCCGACGGGGCACGCCAGATGATCGGCAGCTCTGCCTGAGAAGCCAGCGCAGCCAACTGCTTCAGGAACGCCATCGCGTCCTTCGCAGCCACCACGGTCGAGCCGATGGCGTTCCAGATCGTCTGCGCCATGTACGCGCAGGCCGGCCGCAGCTCGGCACCGCCGAGGTAGTTGCGACCGCCCAGCCCTTCGACGGCGTGGCGAATCTGGTCCCGCATGCCGAACACGGTGGCGCTGTAGCACAGCGTCATCGTGGGCTGCTTGGCGATCTTGCGGACCACCTTGCCGCCCTTCCAGCACTCGGCATCTGCGTCGGTGGAAGCGTCGACCATGGCCTGCGCGCGGCGCGCCACTTCGGAGTAGATGTCCGCCGGCTTGTCGGCCGGAACAAGGTTCACTGCGGCGCCCCCGACGGGGTCGCGCAGCATGGCGCTGTAGTGCTGCAGGCCCGAGCACGAGCCATCCATGGCAATCGGCAGGTGGCTGACGTAGCTCGCCGGGTCACCCGACAGGATCGCGCCGGCGTACTCCATGCACGCCGCAAGGGCGCACCACGGGGAGTCGGCCTCCTGCCACAGGTCCGTGTCCAGCGGCGCCAGCGCGCACGCCAGCAGCTGGTCACGGTGCGCCTCGACCCACTCGAGGCGATCACCGAAGGCCACCTTGTCGATCCCAAACAGGTTGGCGAGGTGAACCTGCAGCCAGAGCCAGCCACGCTCGCCCAGCGGGCGCCCGTGCGCAAACTCCAGCAGCGCCCGACCGAGATCGTCCGCCTGCGGGTTGAGGTAACTGGCGTACGGGTATGCGCGCCCCCGGAAGTCGACGTAGTGCGGGAAGTAGATCGCCTCGAAGTCCTTGAACTTCTCGGCCACCCACAGCTTCTGTCCCACGCCGATGCGGCGGGACCGCCGGCGGGCGTTCTCGCCGTGCGCGAGCGACGCCTCGCGGCGCCATGCCGCCAGCTCTTCGCGCTGCTCGAGAGGCAGCTTGTCGACCGGCACGTCCAGCGGGATGTGCGCGGGGCGCACCGGCAGCGGGACATCCTCCTCAGCGAACAGCCGCTCGTATCGTGGGCCGGCAGCGCGGGCCTGCTCGACCACACCCAGCACGGCCTTTGACACCCGCCACGGGGTGGCGCTGATCGTGTTGATGGCGGCGTAGACGGCCGGCATGTCCCGGCGCGAGTCGTCGTCCATCGACCCCTTGACGTGCTCGTGGACCAGCCGCGCGCGGATCGCGCGGGTCAGGTAGGGGCTGTGGTGCGGGGCGTACACGCGGCGGGGCGGGCACACCATCGGCAGGTGAACCGGGCGCCACGTTGACGCCCGCTCATGGGCGTCCTTGAACCACGCCTCGGCCTCGTCGGTGAACTGGATGCGCACGGGGGTGTTGTTCCGGCTCTCGACCCCCCGATGCAGCTCGATCACCCCGCACGTCTGCTCGAACAGCTCGATCAGCTTCATGCCCAGCGACAGCTTCGACGCGTCCGACCACGACAGGCTACCCACCGGGTACTTCTTCACGACGTGGCGCAGCACGCCGGTGCGGTGGCGGGCGTGCTGGGTGTTCTTCAGTTGGTCCATCACCTTCCGGTACAGGCCGGGGGCGTTCTTGCCCAGCGCCGTGAGGTTGATGTGGTCCTCGATGGCAGACCCGATGACCACGGCCACGTTGCCGGCGCGGCGCCGCTGCTGGGCGCCGTTCAGGGCGTGGTTGATCGTGATGTAGGCGGCCTGCTCGGGCAGGACATGCAGCAGGTAGGGCAGGGCGCTGTGCTTGCGGCCGGCCACCGGCGCGGACGCCTCCTCGACGAACTGCTCGATGGCCTTGGCGAGGGCGGCCATGCCCTCGCGCGCCTGCCACCGACCCGGCAGCGACTCAGCGAGGTCGCCATCACGCAGCGCTTCCTCGTACCGCATGCGGCCCAGCACGACGGCTTCGTACTCCAGCTCTTCCTGAAGGGTGTAGAGGTTGGACATGTGCTTCTCCTGAAGTGAAAACCTAACGGGGCGATACGGGGAGGGTGTAAGGGGACGTCCAATTCATGGCACACCCCGCCCCTTCCACCGATGCAGGGCGCCGCTCGAGCGCCGACAACGCCTGCGACAGGGCGTCTGGCGCCAGCTTCGCGTAGCGCTCGGTGACCTTCACCGACGAGTGGCCCAGCCACTTCGACACGGTATAGATCGAGACGCCACGCTGGACCAGCCGGCTTGCGCAGGTGTGCCGCAGCGTGTGCAGTGTCACGCCCTCGATGCCGGCCAGCTTGCACGCCCGGTTGAACCGATGCGAGCACCAGTCCCACCGCCGCTTCTCTCCCATCGCCAGCAGCCGGGGCATCCACGGGCTGGACCGAACCACCCCGTAGGCTTCGGCGGCGCGGCGGGTCAGCGGGACCAGCCGGCCGGCGCCGGTCTTCGTGGCGCCATGCCGCAGGTCCAGCGCCATCGCATCCGGCGCAGTGGTCGCAATGAACACCTCGCCAAACCGCATACCAGTGTCTATGAGCAGCGCAGTCAGCGCCCCCATCCACACCCACTGTCCCCCCTCCCCGTCCTCCCGTGGGGCTTCTCCGGCCCGCTCGAGGCGCGCCATCTGGTCCAGCAGGCGGGCCTCCTCCTCGGGCGACAGGTAGCGGTCCCTGAGGTTGTTCTCCCGGTAGTGGGGAACCTCGCCACGGGCCGCCCGTTCGCCCCGGCGCACGGCCTCCCGCAGGATCACGCCGACGGCGGACATGCGGCGGTTCACCGTGGCCGGCGCCTTGCCCTCTCGCAGGCGGGCCTCGCAGTAGTCGCGCAACACCCCGTAGTTCACCGCGTCCAGCGGCAGGGCGCCGAGGTCGCGGACCACCACGTCGACGATGCGGCGCATGACGGGCGCCGATTTGGCCCGCGCCCAGCGCTCTGCGTAGGTGCGCTCAGCGGCCGCCCTAAGGGTCAGTGCGGCGGCCTTGCGGTTCCCGTCCTCTGCGATCAGGCGGGCGCCCTCGGCGGTGGCCCGGGCACGCGCCCCGGCCTCGTCGACGCGCACCCCCGTGGACGTGCGGCGGCGCCGGCCAGTGCTGTCGCGGTAGTCAATCCACCAGATTCCGCCACGTTGTGTCAGTCGCATGTCATCCTCCTGTTGGGTCGAGAGTCACCGCAGATACACTTCTGCGATCCGTCTTCCGTCCCCGTTGTAGATTGCCACCGTGCCATCGCCATCATTCCGGGCGGTGCCGCCCTTTGGGATCATCTCCCGCCATTCGCTGGCCGGCCGGGTGGCGTGCTCGCCCGTGTCGTAGCGGTAGCCCATCAACTCCCGACGCTTCGGCCACTTGACTTCGGTGCTCATGCGCCCTCCTGCCCGTCGGCCTCGGCTTCCAACTCGCTGACCCGCCACCGCAGCGCGGCGTTCTCGTGTTCCAGCGCCGCCCCGCGAGCAATGGCCGCGTTCAGGGCACCCTCGAGGTTGGCCACGCGGGCGCGCAAAGCTGCGATCTCCGCTACATACGGAGTGCCGATGCTGCCGCAGTCCGGACATTGCCAAGTGCTCACTTCTCCCTCCTCGCCGCTCGCTTCCACTCATCGACTTCGTGGCGCAAGTTTTCTGCGGTCTGCGCCAGTTCAGTAATGCGCCATCGCAGGTCGGTGTTCTCGCACGCCACCTCGGCCAAGCGGGCGCGATAGTCCTCGCGCTCGGCGCGCGCCGTGTCCCGCTGGGCTATCGCTGTGCCGAAAGCCGCACTGTCGCGCTCCCACAAGACTCTCAGCCGCTCGCTCTCAGCCTCCAACTCCGCCACGCGGGCGAGCAGTGCGGCGACCTCGGCCTCGCGCTGTTTGATAACCTCATTCTGGACGCGGACCACGTCTTTCCACGATGCTCTTGGCTCGCTCACTTCTCCTCCTTTGCAGCCCACGGCTGCTTCTGCTGTTCGCGCCGCGCCCTTTCTGCGACATTCCGCAGGGACAGCAGCGCCATCTGCCAACGCTTGACGGCAGCCAGACGGGCAGCTTCCGGCCCGTACAGCGCCACCACTTTGGGAAAGGGCTTCTCATTGTTCATCGTTTCTCCTCCTCGGTTACTCGGCGCCCCTCGGTGGGCACGCCAACAGTGAATGCTCCCGGGTCTAGTGCTATAACCCGGCCATATCGTACCACACCGACGAAGGAAGGTACAAGCATCTTCGCGGCCACCTCGGTGTCATGCTCCGAGAATTGCCAATCCATGAATGCGACCGGGTGCGTGTGGTACAGCGCCGCCAGCCGTGCGCCCTTCGGCAGGTCGACGGCCAGACGGAACCCGATGCGCCCGCCCCGCTGGGGCGCGGTGTATCCGTAGCCATCGCCGCAGCGGTACACGACACCAGCGTGTTCGTGCTTGGCTGGCCGCGCCGCCATGGCCTCAGCGAGCGCGGCAACGGCGGCCTCATCGACAGTCGCGAACAGGGCAGCGCCGGCCGCAAGCATGCAGGTTGTGGACATGATGACCCTCCAGTGTCGGCACTAGCGCAGGCTCGACAGCAGTTGATCCGAGACACGGCGATGCGCCCCCGTCCGCATGCCTAGGACGTGCTCAAACACTTCCCGCGCCGTTTCTTTGGTCAGGTAGATACCAGCACGGCGCGCCTCGCGCGGCTTGTACGACAATTCGTACGCCACCCACTGCGGCGGGCACAGCGCCTTTAGCCATGCCATGAATTTCGGACCGTGGTCGGTCCACCCATTCTCCCATACCTGACAAACATGCGCCAGTTCGTGGGCCACCGTGTAGATCAGGCGCCCTTCGCGCGGGTCGCGCAGCACGCGCGGATGGATCGCGATGCCAAACTGGGAACCGAACCGCCCACCACGTGACCCGCAGGCGCGTTCTTGCATGATCCAGCACTTGACTTCGCTATCGGCAGGCACGCGGCGCCCAGCGATGCGCGCGCGGTTCAGCAGAGTTAGCGCGATGGTCCGCACGCGCTCTATTTCGTCGGCTGCCGCGGAATCGTCGGTCATGCGCGGTTTATCGGAACGAGCCGCGGAGCGTCGGCGCCCTAGTGGGTTATCTGCAGGCACCACGCTAATGCGGCCGCGCGTTCCACGCAGGCAAAGTAGGCGCAGGACCGCCGCGGCGGCGTTAGCTTGTTCGCGGTTCGCGAACAGCGTGGCGCGCGCGTCGGCCTTGCCATCAGCGTTAACTCCCACCCATTCCAGCCGCGCAATAGGCAGCCCACTATCGATCGGCACATTGGTAGGCCCGACAATGGCATGTCGGCGACCATAGGTGTACTTAAGCACGTACATGGACTTTCTCCTCTAGCGCCGCCAGTGCGGAATCATACTTGGCTTTTAATGCGCGAACCCGCAACTGTCTCCGATTCAGATCGGCGATCGTTGTTTCACGACGCTGCGCCGTTTCGCCCGGGTTCGCGGCACGATACCATGCGCGGCGCGCAGCCTCTACTTTAGCCATCAGTGCACGGTTATTCATCGTGTCCATGGTCGTTTCCCCATTCAGAGTCAGTTATGCCGGTTCGTGCTTGATGATGTTAGACTCATTCGCCACCATCGGCCGGCCGTTGCCGACATCTATGACAACGTGCGAGCCGCGAAAAATTAGCGCCGCGCATACGCGCCCCGTCACCGTTGATCCGTTCGGGGTTCGCACCGTGATTCGATCGCGCCCCTTGCACGTATTGATGATGCGCATCGCATTGGAATTGTTCATCGGATAGCCTCCCGATTGAATGGCCAGGATGTTGTGAACCGATCAAGCACCTTTGCGCCGCACGTTCGCCATGACGGCGAAACCGCCGTGCGCCTGAATCACAATCGATCCGCGCCGGCCATTGGCGCCACTGCAGGCACGGCAAGACTCACAAGTCAGTTTGTAACCCGCTTCAGCCGATGCCGGACAAACAGATTCACCCAGATCCAGCCGACGCGGCGCGTCTCCCGGAAACGCAACGCGGAAGAATCGCCATCCAGCGGCGCGCGCGTCGGCCGCATCCTGTTCGCTGTCCGCGCTAGCCATGCACAACGTGCGCAACGGCGCCGCGAAAGCTTTTCGCCATTGATGCGTGTATCCGGTATGACCAATCGCTCGAGTTGTCAGCGAATGCCAGACATCGGCCGGTACGGCCGCAGGATCGCCATAGGTACCCAACCGCACCATGCGGCCGGCGCCGATACATGTCGGGTTAGCTGCGCCGCCGACGTAGAACAGACCGTCTACGCGCACCGCATGCGGTACGGTACCGCGTTGCCATGCGCGCCAGACTGCAAGCGGCCCCTGACCGACGTTGACATAGCAAGTCCGCCCTTTGCCAGTGCCATCGCCACGTGCAGGACAATCGCCGCAGATTGATGCGTCGGCGCCAGAGCGAATTGCATCGGTCGGCGCCACGTCGGCGCGCAGAATGTATGTCTGCAGCATGTTGCCTGTTTTCGAATTGGCGCTGGCATTCAATCCCGAAACAATCACGACAATCGGCGCGCCGTCGATTAGGGAAGGCCCGCGCCACAATTCTGCAGAGTTCGGTTTGGTCATGAATGTAGTCTCCGTTGGTAGTGGGTCTATCAAACCGCGGTATCGTCGCTAGTGGACCGAACCTTAAACGGATAGTTCCACGAATGCAAGCTTTTTTTCTTGACTGTGAATTGCGTCACAAACCGCGCCGCAAACCGATGGCGCGCCGGTAGCGGACCGGCAGCGGACCGACAGCGGACCGACGGCGCGCCGGCAGCGGACCGACAGCGGACCGACAGCGGGCCGATGGCGCGCCGGCAGCGGACCGACAGCGGACCGACAGCGGACCGATGGCGAGCCGACGGCGCGCCGGCAGCGAACCGATGGCGCGCCGGTAGCGGACCGATGGCGCGCCAGTAGCGAACCGATGGCGCGCCGGCAGCGGACCGGCAGCGGACCGACGGCGGACCGGCAGCGGACCGACGGCGGACAAAAAACACTGACCGGCACGGAACCGCGCGCCGACTGCGGCGCCCCTGCGCGGGCCCGGCCGCGCCCCGTCAGCGCCGGCGCCCCGTCGGCGCCCTTGCGCGGGCCCGTCGGCGCCCTTGCGCGGGCCCGTCGGCGCCCCGTC